TAAAGAAAGGTTCTATGGACTTGATTGGGGAATCTCTCATTCTTGCTTTCAGCACGAACCCTTCGGATACGGAATATTTGAGGCAGTTGATTTCGGAAAACTTCCCATATTACATGAGAATTGGCATGTTCCACTTGACTACAAATACAAAGCTAGTGATGCGGAATCATTTAAGAAAACCTACGAAGAAATTTGTGAGGATGATTACGAAACCCGTAAAACGGAATTTGAAAAACTTAAAAGTTGGATGATAACACATTTTGGAAACAAAGATGTGTGGAAAGAAAAACTTTTAGATATTTATAATGGAAAATAATATATAAAAATGGCAAGAACTAATCTATCATTAGGTAATTTATACAGAGCAACTCAAGGAACAGCAAGAACAACACAAGCCGTTTCATTAAATGCTATGAATGCATTGGCTGGTACACAAGCAGCATTTACATCATTTGCAATTGATTCTGTAACTACAAATTTACCAACTTACACTTATATTGTAGAAAGTACATCTGAAAGTGCTGGATTTACATTTGGAACTGCGGGTTCATTGCATGGTACAAGAGTAGGTAGTGTATCTGCCAATTATACTGTATCATTTGATAATGCAAACTTTTCAGTAGGTTCTCCTACATTGGGAGCATCTCCATCGTTTCCTATTACACCAGCTGCAATCAACGCATCTGTTTATTCGGAAGCATCTTCTGTATTATCTATGAAATATGCTGATGGATATAATTTAAATGCAACTGGATATAATACAACTTCTACTAAAACATTATACGCAGTAGATGTTTATAACACAATTAACCAACCTGATTTTTGTTTATTATTTGGAACTCAAATTGAATTAGAAAGTGGTGTTTCGGTTAATGTAGAAGATTTAAATGTTGGTGATGTAATTAAAGCATGGGTGCCAGCAGGATTGCCGGATGAAAATCAAGACCCTGAATCTGACCAATTAGATTGGAGATTTTATATGTTAGATGGAGTAGAGGGTGATTCGCAAAATGTAACAATCAAAGATATTACATTTAATTTTGCTGAAGGATATTTTTCATTAAACGATGGATTAATTAAAGCAACGGGAACACACCCATTATGGGTATTGGATGTTGAAACTAACAAATATCATTTTAAATCAATACAAGATATTATCATAGGTGATAAGGTTGTAAAATATGATGATGAAAATGGTGTAACCGAAGTTGAAATTTATGATATCGCAATGATTAATGAAGATATTGAAATTGTAACAATCAACGTAGAAAATGCGGACGTTTATTTAGCAAATGGTATAGTATCTCATAATAAAGGTACAACAACACAACCATATATTCCATCTTCTGGATTGAGAATGTATTTAGACCCATCAAAAGCAGCATCTACAAATGGAACTGCAACAACGGACTGGTTGGATTTAAGTGGATATAATACAGGTATGAGACCTGCAGGTGTTTCAAACGCAGCAGGTATTAGTGGTAAATCAAATCCGGCATACAATGCAGGAGCAAGTAGAAAAGAAAAATATTGGCAAGGTGCTTCAAACGCATTTTGGTATAAAGATAGTACAACAAACATTAATGGTGGATACACTCAATTTAACACATCGGCATTTTCAGTAATAGCTTGGGTTAGATTCGCATCACACCCTGTAAATGGATACTATAACTTCTTTAATAAACAAGATGTTAGTGGTACGAGAATATTTTCATTATTTTTGAATTCAAATGGTAGTGGAAATTACTTCATACATGAAGGTTCAACTGTTCAATATTCGGGAACTTCAACTGCATTATCAACTAACACTTGGTATATGGTATCTTATACAGCAGCATTGAGTGGAACTAATGTTGGATATTTTGATAAAACATCAACTGGTACTATTTCAAATGGTGCAAAAGATTATACAACATCGGGATTAATTCAAATAGGTGGTAACTACGCAGAAAATGGTTACTATTTCACAGGACAAATAGGACCGGTATTATTCTACAATAGACAATTGAGTGGAACTGAAATCGGACAAGTATATGATTATTTCTCACCATCATATAAGTAATAATTGATGTTTTGAAATAAAAAATTATATTTATAAGAAGAAAATTAAAATTTTTAAAATAAGTAATTAAAATGGCAGAAAAAATAGTATCACCAGGTGTTTTTACAAAAGAAAACGACCTTTCATTTTTACAGCAAGGTGTAGCTGAAATAGGTGCAGCATTTATTGGTCCTTTCAAAGAAGGCCCTTTAGTTCCTACAATCGTAAATTCTCAAGCAGAATTTGTAAATTTATTTGGAACAGTAGATGATACATACTACACTCCTTTAGCGGTACAATCATATTTAAGAGAAGCAGGAACTGCAACAATTTGTAGAGTAGCGGGATTAGATGGATACACTGCAGGTAAACCTTTATTATTAGTAGCAACTTCAGGTTCAATAACTTCTTCAGTTGGAGTTTTATTTTCAACAGCAGAAGGAATTAATGGATTAAGTGGTTCATCTGTTTATACAAATATTTCCTCAAGCGCAGTTGAATTAAAAGATGTGGTAGGTACATATGGTAAAAACCCTATGGGACAATCGGATGCATATGTGTATGGATATTTTGAAAATACTTCATTAGCATCTAAAATACTTACTTCAAATGTATCACAAAGTGCAATTGTATTAGGAACACAAGATTTTACAATTGCTGCACAAGAAGCATTAACACCAATGATTCAATCACAATTGATTAGTGGTGAGAGATTTGATTTATTCCAATTTGAAACATTAGGAGCAGGTAACGCTGCAAACACAAAAGTTAAAATTGGTATTACTAATATCAAAGCAGCTGGTTCAGTAAATGGAACTGATTATGGTACATTCACTGTTGTTGTAAGAGATTTCAATGATACAAATAAAAAGAAAGTTGTATTAGAAACTTATTCTAATTTAACTTTAGACCCTAATTCTCCAAATTATATTGCTAGAGTAATTGGTGATAGAAAATTAACTATCGGAGATGATGGTAAGATAACTGAAAGTGGTGATTGGGTAAATAACTCAAAATACATTAGAATTTCAAATTTAAATGAAGTAGCTCCAGTTCAAGCAGTACCATTCGGACATGGTGCATATCAATTACCTGTAAACGCAGGTGCACATGATGAATTGATACCGGCAGTAACATTTATAACTTCATCAGCAACACAATATGGTGGTATTGATTTAGATAACAATAACGACAACGCAATTTACTTAAAACCAATACCAGCAGGAGCAGGAAATGGTGTGAATGGTGCATTTGGATTAGATACATCGGATGGTGGTGAATATTCTGTTGGTGATACAGGTACACAATTTGTTGTAGCATTCCAAGAAGGTTTTGATGGCATGAGCCCATTAACTCCAATTTATAAAGGAGCCGATATTATTCCTGGAAACTCACAAGGATTTGATTTAACAAATTCATCATCAGAAGGAACTAGAGCATACGCTAAACATATCGCAGCATTATCAAACGCAGATGAGTGGGATATCAATATGGTAGTAACTCCAGGTGTTATTAGAAGATTACATTCTTCAGTAGTAACTTCAGTTTTGGATATGGTTGAACAAAGAAATGATTGTTTCTATATTATGGATACAACGGCAGCTGGAGATTCAGTAGAAACTGCAACAGGCCAAGCTAATAGTGTTGATTCAAATATGGTAGCAACTTATTACCCTTGGATTAAGACTGTTGATGTTAATACAAACAAACTTATCACTGTACCACCATCGGTATTATTACCTGGCGTATTCGCAGCAAACGACAGAGTAGCAGCAGAATGGTTCGCACCAGCCGGTTTAAATAGAGGTGGTTTGACAGGAGCAGTTAGTGTATTGAATAGATTAACTCAATCTGAAAAAGATGAATTATACGAAGGAAAAGTAAATCCAATTGTACAATTCCCAGGACAAGGTATCGTAGTATTCGGACAAAAAACATTGCAAGATAAACCATCTGCATTAGATAGAATCAATGTAAGAAGATTATTATTAACTGTTAGAAAATACATCGCATCTACTTCGAGATATTTAGTATTCGAACAAAATACTTCAACAACTAGAAATAGATTTTTAAATATCGCTAACCCTTATTTGGAATCAATCCAACAAAGACAAGGTTTGTACGCATTTAAAGTTGTAATGGATGAATCAAACAATACTCCAGATGTAATCGATAGAAACATTATGAAAGGTTCTATCTACTTACAACCAACTAAAACGGCTGAATTCATTCAAATTGATTTCAACATTTTACCAACTGGTGCAAGTTTTAACGGATAATTTGAAAAACAAATATTTATAATAGAAACAACTAAATAGAGAATAAAATGCCAGAAGTATTAGAATTCGACAAAATGTTTTATACAAACTTCGAACC